ATATGCATCAGATGTATCACACGATAAACCAAAGTTACAAGAGTTGCTGGATGAGGTGATTATTCAGAAAATGAAGATGGATAAGTTCTTCAGTATGTTTCTTGAGAAGTTTGAGAACGATATGGATTCAAATGTTCTGGGTACGCCTATATGGAATCTATACAACGCCAAAATGTCTCAGTATAAAGAACTGCGATCCCTGGAAACGGCAACCAAATACTATCTTGCGAGACCACTATGATATTTGAAAACGCAACCGAGTTCTCTCTGTATATTGAGGAACTATCTTCAAACAATCGAATGACCCACATAGATGCCGTGCTGTTTTACTGCAAGGAAAACTTCGTGGAACCAGAGGAGATTGCTCCACTGATCAGTCCATCACTGAAGGATAAGATCGCAATGAATATGCGGGCAGATCGACAAGGCACCACCTATACTCCTATGCTGGATGCATAGTGATCACTGGGTTTCGATGTTACAAGTACTACATTTCGATCAAACTTCACTTTACAAAAGATAATTATAATGTTTTTTTGACTAGGGGTAATGTAAAGGGTTCTGAGCAGGCGTTCATATCCCGGAATGACCGGTATCTGTTTGAAAAGATAGCACGGAAGCACCAGACTGATCGTGAAGTGATAAAGTATTTTGTGGCAAACTTTAGTTACGGCAATGACTCTGTTGTGTATAATGAAGATAGTGCTGAGGATAACCTGCAAGAGTGGAATCGTCGGAGAGAAAGTCTCACTAGGGTATTTGAGAACGACCTACATGAAGTGGTATTACAGAAGGAAAGGAATAATCTGTCCAGAGAACAGATATTTGAGTTTAACGGGAATAACCTTCCTCTGCTGCTCAGGATGTACATAGGAAAGAAAGTGACTATAGAAACTATGTTCCTGCTCTCGAAACTCAATGGATATCTCAAGAGTTGGCATAATAATAGTTCTATGATACTCTGGGAAGATGATCGCCGCCGTATAGAGAAATGTGAGGGTTTCGTCAAACTCAACCCAGAAAAACTAGATCCAATTTATGCCTCCTTCATGGAAGAATTAGAATGATTGATTTGACTTAATACATAGTTTCAGGTATACTTATATTTATAAGAATTAGAAATTCGGAATTCCGAATAATTGAAGTACTAATCCATAAGGAGGGAACAGAAGGAAAATGAGCAAGACAAGACGATATTATATCGACAAATTTGATGAGAAACAAGAAGGTCGATTCACCGGCAACAAGAAGGTGAAGGGAATGAAGATACTAAATACAATTGATGAAGAAGAATCATCAGATCCCTTTGCAGATGAGATGTCAGTGACCGATCAGATCTTCATCAAACACATCAAACATACTAATTAATACGATACTTTATAAGGACTAATAATATGGATCTCAATACGTTACGAAAGATGCGCAACACCGACTTCGGTAAGATTGCACAAGAGTTTGAAAAGATTGCAACACCTGGTGGCAACACTAAGTCATATCAAGATGACAGGGTTTGGAAGTTAGAACCAGACAAGGCAGGCAATGCTTCTGCCACCATTCGATTTCTACCCAAGACAGAAGGCGATGAACTACCATGGGTCAAGGTATTCTCCCATGCCTTCCAAGGACCAACTGGTAAGTGGTACATCGAAAATTCATTGTCGACAATTGGACAGGAAGATCCGTTAAAAATAGCGGCTTAATAGAGCAATCTATTTCGAAAAACTCGGTTAATTGCTGGAACACCCTTAGAGCCAATAATTCCACAAAGGGGAATTGAAGTCTCCGGTTATATAAAATAGACTATAACTGGAGGGATTATGAATATAACTTGTGCAGTAACAAATAAAGACTTTACCTCTTTACGAGGATTCTTGAATCACCTAAGAACATTAAATATGACTTCGAAAGAATATTACGACAAATACGTAAAACTACCAAATGAAGAAGTGTGTTCTTGTGGAAATACTAAACTATATAGTGGTTGGAAATATAATAAATATTGTTCGACTCAATGTTCTGAACAAATTTCCGATAGAAATGTATATATTTCTAATAGATTCAAGGGTGTGGATAGATGCGAAAAGTTACGCATCTTGAAAGAAAAAAGAGGAATTGTTGATGTGAATGTATCTAAAAGAAAACTAACCATAGAAATCAATGCTAATAAATTAGGATTAACTGTTTTTGAATATCATTCTATAATTGGCAAGAGAGGTTCAGATACAATCACACAAGAAAATAGAGATAAATCGACGATAACTGCATTAGAAACTAGATTTAATAACATTAAATCTAACTATAAAGATTATGCTTTATTCGGCGAGACTATACGAGTTCAGGGTTATGAACCCCGTATATTAAATTATCTACAAACCATATTAGATGAGAATACATTAGTTGCAAATGGGAAAAATATTGGATGGTTCAAATATAATTCCTCTGATGGTAAGCAACATATGTATTTTCCTGACATGATCATACCAAATTTTATTGTTGAGGTTAAGAGCACTTACACATTTAACCAAAATAGATCGAATGTATTCAATAAAATAGGTGGAGTATTTTCTGATAATAAAAATTTGTTGCTTGTTATACCTTCAATTTCAGAAGTTCGAAAGAACAAACTTGATGGAACGAAAAAATTATTGGATTGGGCAATCAGCAGCCAAGCATCTAAGGATTACACAAATACTCCATTTGTGGCAATCTATGATGAAGGTTCAACGACTATCCTTATTGGAGTAGAGTCAAATGACTCGAAATGCCGAGGCTCTTCAAGAATTCTTGAAGAATGTGATATAGTCTGGTCTGCGGCGAAATCCGTAGCAGTGTAGAAGTATTATACGGGAATAAAATCATGAATTATTCTGAACATAACGTAGGACAATTAAATAGCACTCTCTGGAACTCTGGTTCCGATGCCAATAAAGAAATTGCCCGTAAACAAAAGCGCAAGTTGCATTTCTATGTAAACATTCTAGTGATCTCTGATCCTAAGCATCCTGAGAATGAAGGTCAAGTCCGTCTATTCAAGTTTGGTAAGAAGATCTTTGATAAGATTATGGATAAGGCACAACCGACTTTCGAGGATGAGAAACCAGTCAATGTGTTTGACTATTGGGAAGGTGCAGACTTCAAGTTACGTCAGCGTAAGGTTGAAGGATATCCTAACTACGATCAGTCAGTGTTTCTGGAACCAGCAGCAATTGCAGAGGATGATGAGACCATTCTGAAGATTGCAAATGCTCAGCACAAGTTATCTGAGTTCACAGATCCAACTAACTTCAAGTCATATGATGAACTGAAGAAGAAGTTGGAGATGGTTCTATCAACTGGTGGAGTTACTTCAAAGAGTGCTTCTGATATGATGGAAGAGGAAGTATCGAGTTATTCGCCTCCAGTTGCAAAGAGCAAGGCAAGCCCTGAACCAAAGGTGATCCGTGCCGCAACAATTGATGAAGATGATGATTCGCTTGCTTACTTCCAGAGCATAGCTGATGCCGATTAAATAGTAACTGCTCCAAGAAAACCACCTTCGGGTGGTTTTTCTTATGCTGGTGAATATCTACTATCGATATGACGGTTGAATGTGCTCTCAGGGTTGCGGGTAGTGTGTCTATAAACCGTGGCTTCATTCTTTGTATTATTGACATTAGTGGTTGGAGCAACAACAACATTGGATGTTCCACCACTTTGAGCAGCACCGGCATTTGCAGCAGATTTACCAGACACTATGGCAGCACTGGTTGGTTTTACTGCTGCAGGTGGTTTTGGTGCAGGTGTTGCTCCTCCATCTGCAAATGGATAGTATGGACCCAGAGACACCTCTGTGCCAACAACTGGTATCTTGAATTTAAATTCTGGGATACCAATACTCTTCAATAATCCAGTGAAACTTTCAATTGCAGATTTGAAGAAATCACTGACTGCGGTGAATACTGAAGTAATTGCTCCAATGAACGCCTTGACTGGTTTCTCAATATACTCCGTATAAAACCCAGCAACTGCATTTACAATACCTCTGATGGATTCCTTATCAAATAGTCCAAATGAGATAAACTCCAATATTGCTCCAAGTCCAGAGATTATTGCTTCCTTGATAGATCCGGATTTCTTGAATTCATCAAATCCCGCCATTAGACCCTTCACAATAGAAGTGACGATCAATATTGGCAAAGCAACTTTGGTGAGTAGTTTCATTAGATTTTTTGGATTGAACATTGCCTTGAATCCTTTGATCAAGGAAGACTTCCAGTTCTTTATTAGTCCACCAAATAACCCACCACCTTCATCTTTCTCTTCTTTCTTCTCTGGTTTGACCTTTCCTGCTTTACCTTCGCCTGTATTCTCTGCAATCTGTTTCAGTAATTTTGATTGTTCTTCAGTGGCAGCAATTTGCTCATCTCGTGCTTCTGCGTCTACTGCATCTGCCTTATCATTTGCTGTCTTTGGTTTCCCCTTCGGATTCTCTTTCTCTGGAGTTACTCTGGTATCAATAGAGGATAGTTTCTTCGCTAATTCTTCTCTGAATGTTAGTTCTTTAGTGTTGGCAAGTTGTTCTTCACTGAACCCTGCTTGCTTCATCTTACCTATTGCTTCTTCATTCTTCCTGATATCATTCTGAACCTTTTGGATCTTCTTCCAATCATCCGTGAGTCCCTTCATATACTTCTTGTTTTGGACTAAACTAGGATCAACTGCCTTCTCAACCTTTTTCCTGACATCTGCATATTGCTTCTTTTCTTCTCTATTCTGTAGCATATTGTCAAGCATTCCACCAGTGCCTTTCTTCACTATACCAGTCTTATCCATGAATCCACGCATAGTGAAAAAGTCCTTCACACTGCCCTTCATGCTTTCTATTTTAGTGCCAATAGTTTTTTGTTGGCGTCTTTCTAGGGCAGTTTCTGTGACGGACTTGATTTCATCCTTGGATAATTTTTGGATTACCTTGGTTTGATTCTTGATTTCATCGAACAGTTTCTTGGTATTGCTGGTTATGCCATCCCCAGTCTTTTTCACCAATGAGTCTGTGACTTTACTTACATTCTTTTCTATGGACTTTAGGGCATCAGTGGTGTCTTTCTGCACTTCAACAGACTTTGCTGCCTCTGCTGGAGTTGGTTCTGCGTGCTTGGGAATGCCTCTGGCAGACAGTCCCTTGAGTTGTTCCATGGAGATATGCTCAGTTCCATGAACAATCTTCTCCGCTGATTTCAACTTCTCTTGGGCACCGATTAAGTCCTTCAGATTGATCATTGCGTTACCTTTATTGTTTGCTTATTTTATTGGGGTTGTGTTCTCAAGTTTAATTTTTTATAAATAATAGTATACATTACCTATAATGTATGTCCTTCACGATGCAGAAACATCTAAGGACTCTAAATACTAAAAAGGAGTAGTCAGCATGTCTATTTATACAAATACGACAATACCACCCACAGTTCTATACATCAAACAGCACTCAGTTACAGGTCTCAAGTATTTCGGCAAAACAACCAAAAAAGATCCAGTCAAATATAATGGATCTGGTACAGACTGGATACTACACCTCAAAGAGTACGGATCAGACCACATAATAACTACCATTGTATTTGGACCTTGTACAGACCCTATTGCCGTATCAAAGTTTGCAATAGATTTTTCCATAAAAAATAATATAGTCAAATCGGACGAATACGCAAACTGCAAGATCGAAAATGGATTAGATGGGGCTCCTCCTGGACCTAATGGAAGGAAAGGCATTCCTAGTCCACTGAAAGGTAAACCTAGTGGAAGGAAAGGTAAACCTACTGGTCCTCATTCTGCTGAATCTAACCAAAAAAAATCTGAGAGGATGAAAGGTAAACCTACTGGCAAGAAAGGCATTCCTAATGGAAGGAAAGGCATTCCTAGTCCACTGAAAGGTAAACCTAGTGGAAGGAAAGGTATCCCCACTAAAAAGAAAGGCAACCCTAGTGGAAAGCAACAAAATCCTGCTTCAGAAGTCGAATGTCCACATTGTGGTCTAGTGGGTCGTGGAGGTGCTATGAAACGACACCATTTTGATAATTGTAAATTTAAAACAGCTTGAGTCCACACTATTTAGAAGATTCTATTCTTTGTTTCTCTTCTTCTAGATATCTTACCAGAAGCGATACATATATGTCTCTTTCAAACGGGATCATTTCCTCAATTTCTGAAAGCGAGTATTTATGATACTGCATCAGGGCAAATGACATCTGATAATAGTTGCTTAACGATTCATGGCTCAAGCAAATTAAAAAAAACTGTTCATTCCTTCCAGAACTTTGTGATGTGCTTTATTGCACACTGGACAAGTATAGTCCACTTCTTGCTTTAGTTTAGGCATTGTTTCAAAGAACTCTTGAACCTTGGCAAACTGTTCTGTGGTGAGGTTCTCAATAAATGCCACCAGTTCTTCCTTGGTTTGTTCCTTGGCATGGAACACTTCTGCTCCAGTATAAATTGATTCTATTGACTCAACCACTATTGATACAACTTGATCGAAGTCTGACTCATCGACACTATCAATCAACTTCATAATATCCATGGTTGGATACTTCATTATGAGACCAACATCATTGAATAGAGCAATTTTGTTTGTGTGACCAGGCACTTTTGTGACCTCTAGTTTAGTGAGATCAATCATTACCTTTGACTTTGCCTTTGGATCATCTGGGCAATCATCGCAACTGAAAATCAGTTCAACATTCTCGCCAACAGACTTTGCTCTGATCTGACAGAACAGATACTCAAGATCAAAGGTTGCGAGGTTATCAACATTCAGATCATCAATAACACATGCCTTCACGACTGCCTTCAAAGTATCAACCATGACCTTGATCTCTTCACTTTGCTGTGCGATCAATAGTGCTTTCTCTTCTTTCACAAAGAATTGACGGTACTTCAAACTCTTTCCTGTCGATGGTAAAATTAGATTGTAGACCGTGGCCACATTTTTTGGTAACATTATGTATTACTCCTTATTCATATTATGTAGGAACTTGTTCAACTCTGCCGTACTTCCAACGAAAATAGCATTGTTCTGCGTTATCTGCTTATTGCTTGATTCTTCTGCCTTGCTTGGTGTATCTATTCTACGTTTCTTATCGTGTAAATCTAGTAACTGAGTATTTACATCGGATAATTGTTTCATCAGATTTCCAACTACCTCAAATGCCCGTGGATGCTCAGTGGACTTGGCAATTTCCAGGGCATGGTACAATGCATCCTGTCCCTGTTGCAATAATGAGTGTAAATTGTTTCTAGTTCTGTCATAATCCGACTCAATCTTGTTGGATCCTTGTGGCACAACATGGTTGTCCACTGTTATTATATCACCTGTCTTTACTTCAGTAACTGCCTCAATATCAAACACTTCGGATAATCGATCATCTATTTTCATTTATTTTCCATTATTTATCATTCTCAAGTTTTATTATTTATAAATAATAGTATACATTACCTATAATGTATGTCCTTCGCGAGATTCCAGTCTCCAAGGACTCTAATACTAAAGAGGAGTACCAGCATGACTACTTATATAATACCACCAACAGTTCTATACATAAAACAGCATTCCGTAACAGGTCTAAAGTACTTCGGTAAAACCACCCAAGATCCACTCAAATATAATGGATCTGGTGTATATTGGACAGACCATATCAAGAAGCACGGTAAAGAACATATAATAACCACCCGATTATTTGGACCCTTTACAAACTCCATTGCCATATCAGAATTTGCTCTTGCATTCTCAAGAGATAATAATATAGTCGAATCAAAAGACTGGGCAAACATAATGCCAGAAAATGGACTTCATGGTGGAAGTTCACCTGGACCTCGTGGAAAGCAACAAAATCCTTCTGGACCTCGTGGAAAGCAACAAAATCCACATGGACCTCGTGGGCCTAGTGGAAAGCAACAAAATCCCTCAAAAAAACCTAGTCACAAGAAAGGTAAACCAGGTAAACCTTGTTCTGACGAAACTAAACAGAAAATGCATGATGCAAAGATAGGTAAAACTCAATCTCCTGAACACATAAAGAACCGTACTGATTCAAGAAGGAGAAATGAGAAGGAGAAAACCATTTATTGATCCTTCACATCACCGTTACTATTTATACCATATGATCCTTGGTAATTATTCTCCATGGCAGTTATCTTTTCCCTGCCCCTGGACCATGCAGTAACTCCAAGTATGGCACCGTATGCCATGTGGAATAGACCGGCACCCTGTAGGGTCAATGGCACCCACTGAGTGATTGCTATACCCTGATGTGCTTGGAGTATGCTCCAGAATATTGGGAACAGGGCAAAGTCCAGAACGCAGATAACCATATAGACCCATGCTGCTGCAGGACGCCATCTATGGTTGAACCAGTCGTTGAACTGTTTATCCTTGGCAACTGCCATACTAATTATCGTTGTAACTACTATTTCGTGGAGTGGGGCTTGGATGGACTGGTGGAGTACCTGTTCTGTTACCCAATCCCTCTGGATGTTGCGATAGATTCCGATTTACACTTTCCTGGAATCCAAACCATGAATTGAAGAAATTGGTTACTGGACTTAGTAAGGCACTCAATCCATACTGGAAAAATCCTGCCACGGTTGCTAGACCAAATCCACCATTTGAATTGATATTCTTGGTTATCATTGCCATATCGTTCTTTTCTGATCTCCAATACTTGTACTGGAATGTTATGGTGACCTTCATTATCTGGGTGTTGGCATAGTCCAATTGAATTGCTCCAATTGACTTTGGATATACTTCATACAGGTTCACCACATATCTCTCATTGTCTTTGGTATCATGCACGAATATCCGCATCTCAGAGATATAGTCATCATAGTACCGAAATGCTCTGGTCTCTGCATATTGAATGCCAAGGATCCAGTTATCAAACATCTTTTTCGTGTACATATCAGCATCAACATAGAATGTGGCAGTGATAGGTTCATAGTTGAATTCGTTTGGTATTTCTCGGACTTCACCAAATGTTCTGGTTGGGTTAGTGTTTACATTCAATCCAGGCAAACTGACTGAATCGCAGAACAATAATACCTTCTGGAGATTGGCATTACTGCGACCCATGTTCTCTGTGGCATATGCAGGTGGAGTGAGTAGTATGGCAAACCTAGAGGTTCGTGCCATGCCCGGCGCCATTTGGGACACTATATCTGCTGTTTTCATATTATCGGTTTGCCTTTTTAGTTTCTGCCCATACTGATGAGGAAGATGCTCCCACGAATCGTTCAACCGGTAACATCAAGGCAGTAGTCCAGTCTTCTGAATTTATCTTCACGAACGGTGATCTCACCTGAGTCATTAGGTAATGCTTGACGCACGGTTTTGCCAGATTAAACTTTGATGCACTACTGATCAAATCCCAGGAGTACTTCAATCTAGTGGTCTCATCGAACTTAGAGTTATTCTTGAACTGTAGTAATCTGTCCATTAGGATTGCTCTGAGTCTATATGGTAGGTAATGCAGATTAAGACCATAGAATCCACCCTTCACTGCCTTGAATGGAAATACTAGGGGAAACTTATCCCAATGTGGCAGTGTTTCCTTGAGTTTGGCGTCATACATGAATAGGTACATATTGCCTGGAATGATAGTTGTCTTGGCAGCACT